AATACCTTGCAGAACATAATCATTGGTCACCATTTGCTCATGCTTCATTACAGTTTAGAATTAAAGCACCTGTATTCGTAGCAAGACAATTAGTTAAACACCAGGTCGGTTTAGTTTGGAACGAAGTAAGTCGTAGATATGTGAGTGATGACCCGGAGTTTTATATACCATTTCTATGGAGAGAAAAACACGAGAATAAAAAACAAGGTTCTACTGAAACAGAAGTAGAGTACGATATAATGCCATTGATTAAAAAAACAAAAGAGATGTATCAGGATATGTTAGATAATAATATTGCACCTGAACTTGCAAGAATGATATTACCACAATGTATGATGACAGAGTGGATATGGTCAGGTACATTGTATGCATTTACTAGAGTATGCAATTTACGAAATAAAGATGATGCTCAACAAGAAACAAGAGAGGTAACAAGAGATATTGCACATCATATAAAAGACCAATTTCCTGTTAGTAGCAAATATTTGTTAGATAAAGAATGAAAAGAGTATTTTGTTTAGGTAATGGTGAGAGTAGAAAAGATGTCAATATTGATGCTTTAAAACCACATGGTAAGATTTATGGGTGTAACGCATTGTATAGAGAGTATACACCTGACGTTTTAGTTGCAGTTGACCAAGGTATCACACATGAAATATATCATAGTGGTTATGCTTATGAAAACATGTGTTACTTTAGAAACTGGCATTTACAAGATGAAAGTTTATTTTATACATCAGTGTATGGTACAGTAGATGAAGAGATGATAAAATACATTGATGATTTAAATTTATTAAAGACAAATAAAAAAGGTCGTAGTAAAAAGTTTGTTACAGGTGGTTCTACACTTATAAGTTTTGCTAATCAAGTAAAAAAAGATTACAGTAAATTAAAACAATATCAACAATCATTCAAAACAAAAGTTAGTTGGGTTAGAGATGATGACAAAGTGCATAATATTAAAGATGTTCAAGGTGGTCAAGATTTAGGTTGGGCTGCAGGACCTACTGCTATATGGTTAGCAATAAAGAATGAAGAACCACAACAAGTGTATTTGTTAGGTCATGATTTAAATAGTAATACAAATAATATAAACAATTTATATAAGGGTACACCAAACTATAGTCCCATCAATCATAAACCAACACCATCAGTTAATTGGATTGTACAACTACAAGCATTGATGAATGAAAATCCTGATATAGTATTCTATAAAGTAAATAACGCATCAATAGATAATAATAGTAGAGTAAACAGAATGCACCCACAGTTTAATGGATTTAAAAATTTAGAATATATTACTTATGAACAATTACAAAGTATCATTGACAAAAGGTGGTGGGATGGTAATAGATTAATTGCAAGAAGATGACTACAAAGGAGCATTGACAATAAGTGGTAATTTTGATATAGTAGTACACATTATGAATCGTATAAATAGAAATGATACCGATAATACAGGTAACACGAATACAATAATATAAGGAGAATATATGGATTTCGAAACATTAAAACAATCATCTAGCAACTTTGATGCTTTGACCAAAGCACTAGACGAAAAATTAAACACAGAAGATAATAAAGGTGATAAGAGTAAATATCAAGACGATAGACTCTGGAAACCAGAACTTGATAAATCAGGTAATGGTTATGCAGTATTAAGATTTTTACCTGCACCTGAAGGTGAAGACATGCCATGGGTGAGATTATGGTCACATGCATTTCAAGGACCTGGTGGGTGGTTTATAGAAAACTCTCTTACAACTCTTAATCAAAAAGATCCTGTTTCAGAAGAAAACTCAAGACTCTGGAATACAGGTGTTGATTCTGATAAAGAGATTGCAAGAAAGAGAAAAAGAAAATTATCATATCATGCAAACGTCTATGTTGTGAGTGACCCTAAAAGACCAGAGAACGAAGGTAAAGTATTCTTATACAAATTTGGTAAGAAGATATTTGATAAGATTACTGAAGCAATGAAACCACAATTTGAAGATGAATCACCAATCAACCCATTTGACTTCTGGAAAGGTGCAAACTTTAAACTGAAGATTAGAAAAGTTGATGGTTATTGGAACTATGATAAATCAGAATTTGAGGGTGTAACACCTGTTGCTGAAGATGACGCAAAGATAAAAGCAATATGGCAGAAACAATATCCTCTAAAAGAATTCTCTGACCCTAGTAATTTTAAATCCTATGATGAACTCAAAGAGAAACTGAATAGGACAATTATGGGTTCGAGAAATACTGCAAATGTCAGTCAAACAGACCTCCCACCTAAGACTGAAACTGTAGTAAAAAGTGATGAAGTCACTTCAAATGCTAGTGATAATGACGATACAATGTCATATTTTAGTAAATTAGCAGACGAAGATTAACTCTCTCTCGTACTTTACACTTAGAAGGGTAGTAGAAATACTACCCTTTTTTTTACCATTTTTTGCTTGTATATTCTGTAGGATGTGTTATTATAATAGTATACTGATTCGAAACACTAACAAAAGGATATACTATGATGAAAAAAATACCAGAATTATGTGGTTGGGTTGGAATGATACTCATTCACGGTGCAACTGCACCAACATCAATATCTGTTCTAATGGGATGGTCAACTAATCTACCACCATTAAACTTCATATTAATTGTGTGGTTAGGGTTGTTTTTATTCTTAATAAGGGCAATATACGCTAGAGATGTACTATACATTGTATCTAATGCAATTGGGTTCTCATTGAATAGTTTATTACTAAGTTTAATTGCATTTAGTTAATAAATGTCTTGACTAACCCCTATAGGTATGTTACTATAATAGTATACTGATTCGTTAATAATTAAATAAGAGAAACACTATGAAAATAAACGCAAAAACACCAAGTTCAAAAGGTATGAGAATCATTAAGATTATACCTGATTTAGATATTACAAAGATTACAAATACAAAGAATAAGAACTCTGTTAGATTTGGTCAGACAAGTCCTGGTGCAATTGCAAAGTTAGAGAAACTAATTACAGATGGTGACTATCAACCTGAATATTACGACCCTCCTGTTGTAACACAAGAAGTTTTAGATGCGTACAATTTAGAAACAGGTTTTCATAGATACACTGCTCACAAAGGAACGCAACAAAAGACAATCTATGTTGTGTTAGTAGAGTTTTTTGCAACAGAAGGTAAGTCTGCAAACTACTGGAAGAAAGTTTACAAGATTAATGAGAACGAAGAAGATGATAAGTATGTAAAGACACCTAGAACACAAGAAGATATTGTTGGTACAATAATACAATTCATTGATGATGAAGATATCACAACTTCAGATGAAGATATTATTAATGCATTAAAAGAAACAAGAGTTAAGAGTGATAGTATTAATAAGTATCTATCTCTAGTACACAAGAAATTAGGTAATAATTCAAAAGTTGTTGAACATATTACACCTAAAGAATTTGAAAAGATTGCAAATAGTTACGGTTCAAATGTTCTTGCGATAAGATTTTTGAAGACTGGTGCAACCAGAGATGATAGAGTTACTGTCGAAAAGTTCTTAAAGATGTATAATGAAGGTAAGAATCCTGTTATCATTGCAAAAGTAGATAATGCAAATCAGGTACAAATGATTGATATAAGAACAAATAAGATTAATGTATTACAAGATATTATGAACAATATGTTTAAACAAGTTCAAATTGCAATGAATTTAAATAATATTGAATTCGATACACCAAAGATTAAGATGAAGTTCGTTGCTCAACTTTATGGTGAGAAAGGATTGTATGATGTATAATAGTTTAATTGAACATGTATATGAAGATTATTGCAGGGCATATGATAATTGGTCAAAGTTACCTAAATTCTCACAAATAAAATATGCTACTGATTTTTATAGTGCTGTTAAACAGGCAGGTAATATTGATACTTATCTGTATTCACCTGGTGCAAAAGAGATTTTAAGAAAGAATTTAGAAAGAGAAAAGGGCACAGCAAAGAAGTTGACTACAAAAGACCACTTTATCTCACCTAGAATGTTATTTATTGCAAGTATGAATTTAGATTATAAAATGACACTAGAACAATTTACAGATATGTTTAATCTTGCTAGACATGTTATTCATACAAATACAAAAGAAAATAGAGATGTTACCTTTAAGAGAAATGTTAATGGTGATATTACTGTCAACGCTTTAACTATCGAGAAGTATAATTGGCAGTTCTTTGACTCTGATAATAGTGATTATACTGATGGTCTTCCTGACCACATCATAGATATGATTCCTGACTGGTTTACAGATTACGAAAAGACTTGCTTAGTTTAGTATAAATACTTGAATGGTAAGTATTCTAGACCCAATCACACAGAAACAAGGTGATAACTTTAAATCTGTATCATGGTATCGTAGTAAGATAGCATCATTAACAGATAATATCACAGCAGGTAAACTCATGCGTAGTGGTAAACTAAATCAAAGACCAAGTGGTGGTCGTTTGAATATGTTTCTCTATGACCCTAAAACTAAAAATAGATTACCTTATTATGATGTATTTCCTTTGGTATTACCTTTAGAACCTATCAGAGGTGGTTTTTTAGGTTTGAACTTTCATTATTTACCGCCGATGTTACGATTTAGATTTCTTGAATCATTACAAGCATATGCTAGTGACACTAAATTAAACGCATCTACACGATTAGATGTGTCATATGATGAGTTAAAGAAGAATAAGTACACTAAACCTACAATTAAAAAATATCTATATTCTAGAGCATTATCCAACTTTTTACGAATAAATATAAATGAGTCTGCTACAGCAGTTCTATTACCTGTTGCTCAATTTAGAGGTGCAAGAAATAGTACGGTGTATAAAGACAGTAGAGGTATGATTTAATGCTTTATGTTTCAAAGAATAAAAGATAGATGGAGAAAACTTTGCACAACTGATAATGTGATAGACTTATCAGTAGATGCATTTATATTATTAGCAGATGTTTTAACATCACCAATATTGATTATAGTAAAAATTGTGAAACATATTATTAATTTATATTTTATTGATAAAATTAAAAATGCAATTAAATGGTTTGTACATAAAGTATTAAGGATAAAATAATGTATCAGTATAAGATAAAAGAAGTAACAAAAATAATTGATGGTGACACAATTGATGTAATCATAGATTTAGGGTTCGATATATTACATAGTGCTAGAATTAGACTATATGGTATAGATACACCTGAAAGTAGAACAAGAGATAAAGTAGAAAAGAAATATGGGTTGATGGCAAAAAAGTATCTTACTGAATGTTTAAAAACTGATAACCCTATCACACTACAAACACACAAAGAAGAAAAAGGTAAGTTCGGTCGTATATTAGGAGAGATAATAATAGACGACATAAACATAAATAATATGATGGTAGAGAATTATCACGCTGTACCATATCACGGTCAGAGTAAAGAAGATATAGATGAATTGCATATGAACAATAGAGAGAAATTAAATGGCGATATTTAGAGCAGGAAAAAGAATAGGTGGTATAGATGTTAGGGTAGGAATACCTAGAGATTTAACACAGTTATTTGGTGGTTCTGACCCAAGATTAAAACAAAAACCAGGTGGTAATCCTGAGTCTACTATAGGTAGGTTTCTTGCTGCTTCAAATGAAGCAGAAGGTTTTGCAAGAAACAATAGATTTTATGTAGAGTTTAAACCACCTACTGCCCTTGCAAAAGTAGTATTTAATAGATTTGGTACTAGATACAATCCAGATGATGTAGAAGAAGTAAACGAAGAAGAACAAGGTTTCACATCACTTAATACAATGAAAGACTATCACACAACACACGGTAGAAGTGTACAAATGTTCTGTAAAGGTGTAACAATGCCCGACAGAAAAATGACAATGAAGGGTGTAAAACATAATGGTCCTGAAAGAAAAATGGTAACAGATGTAGACTATGGAGACATTACTGCTACATTTTATGCAGACAAATTTTTAAGACAAAGAAATTATTTTGAAATGTGGCAAAGTTGTGCATATAGTGACCTTACATACAACTTTAATTATTATGAAGATTATGTAGGTAGTATGAATATATTTCAATTAGGTCAATTTGCAAGTAAACAAGAAAGAGATGATATGACCTATGCAATAGGTTTGATAGAAGTTTATCCTAATAGTATAGGCGATTTAACATATGATTATGGCACGCCTGAAATTAGAACTTTTAATGTTACCTTTTCATATAGAAAGTGGACTAACTACTTACTAAAAGGCACAGACCCAGATACAGGCAGACCTGATTATAGAGAAGTTGTAAACAAACAAGACAATTCAGGATTGTTTGGTGGTGTGTTAGGTAAACTACCACCATTCTTAAAATCACCAGCAAGAGGTGTAATAGAAGATTTATCAAGAAGAACACCAATAGGAAAAATAACAGGAGGGAGAGTATTCCCACCATTTAAGATTCCACCAATTAGATTATAGGAGATATAATGGCATTACCAAAAGTTGAAACGCCAACTTATGAATTGACCCTACCTTCACAAGATATCACGGTTAAATATAGACCTTTCTTAGTGAAAGAAGAGAAAATACTTATGATGGCAAACGAAGCAGGAGAGAAAGTTGATATTACAAACACTACAATGGATGTTTTACAGTCATGTACATTCAATGAATTAGATATAAAATCATTACCATTGTTTGATATTGAATATCTATTCTTAAATGTTCGAGCAAAATCTGTAGGAGAGAAAGCAAATTTTAGATTATTGTGTAAAGATGATATGGAAACATATGCAGAGGTAGAAATTGATTTAACAAAAATAGATGTGCAAGTAGATGACAAACACACAAATGAAATTATGTTAGATGAAGAAAGAAAATTAGGTGTAGTATTTGCATACCCTACTTACGAAGCATTACATAAACAAGTTGATATGACAAAAATGGGTGTAGAAGATACTTTCAAGATTATTATAAGTTGCATCGACCACATATTCGAGGGAGAAAAAATATACCCAGCGAAAGACTCTACATTTGATGAGATGAAAGAATTCATAGAGAGTTTAGATAGTAAACAATTTGATTTATGTAAAGAGTTTTTTGATTCTATGCCTACATTGAAACACGAAGTAGAGATAGAAAATCCTAAAACGAAAGTGAAAAACACAGTTGTATTTAAGGGGTTGAGTGATTTTTTTACATCTGCCTCTCCCATAATTCGTTAGAGGCATATTTTCAAACGAACTTTGCGCTAATGCAACATCATAAATATTCGTTATATGAAATTGAAAACATGATACCATGGGAGCGTGATATTTACCTAAATATGTTAGTAGAGCATATTAAAGAAGAGAACGAAAGAAGAGAAAGGGAGAGTAAACAATAATGTCAGAAGTAGAAACAAAGAAAGTAAATCTAGAGTTAGAGATTGATACAAATACAATTGACTCTAGTAAGAATAGACACCAAGGTTTAATTGACCTTGCAAAAGCAATAGATGCTTGGAGAATATTTCCTAGAATGTTTTTAACAGTATACATTGTACTACTATATCAAGTTGTGCATTGGTTTATGGAGATAGGTGAACCTAATTTAGAACAGAGTGGTTTAGTATCAGTTGTTGTTGGTGCAGGTGCCGCTTGGTTTGGTTTGTATGCAGGTACTAGTAAAAATAAGATAAACGGAAGATAATATGGCATTTCTACCTAAAGGTAAGGCAAAATCAGGACCAAAAAAACAATTTACTGATGAAGGTGATTTATTTGCTATCGAGTTTGATAAAGCAAAATCATTTGCTATGCAAAATGCTCAGAGAATTACTGAAGTAGGTAAATCATTTGCAAAATCATTCGTAAATTTTCAAA